TTAATATCATCATCAATTAAAATATCTACTTCTTCGTGACAACCTAATGCTCTGCCGTTGCTCCCCCAAGCACGAACACACTTAACTTCGTGCAATTCAACGGCATCTACTATTTCTCTTTCAAATCTATTTCCTTTGGCTTTGCTTTTGTTCGGCATTAATCTTCCTTTCTAAAGTGTCTTTGAGCATTTATACTTTGTAGTAACCACCAACATTTTCCATTATTAGTTGCTTTCATAATCTTTTCTTGTGCTTTGTTTCTTTTTTTTGCATTATAATATTTCTGACATTCTTTGCAGTAAGTTGTATTTGTCCAACCACCATCTGCCCATTTACCTTTTGTTTTCGGCATTTTGCATCTTGGACATTTTTTCATTTATACTCCTAATTTGAAGGGCAAGTATCTCTAAGGAGGGAGAAGATGAGTGTGCAAACTCGGATGTTACCTGCCCTATAAGTTATTAATTTGTTCTAAAGTTTTTACTGCTATATCTTTTGCAATAGATGTTTCGGCAGATTCTTCTATGATCGCCTCTAATCCTTGTATAGCCAACTTTAGTTTTTCAGAATCAATATATAATTCCATTTTATCCTCTTTTTGTTAAGACTTTAGCATTACAACATTTAGTTTCTTCTAAGTGGATAGTCTTAATCCCTCCGAAATAAGTGTCTCCACATTTTGAGCAGTAACCAAATCTTGATGCTCCTCTTGTATCCATTCTATAATTCTCATACTCTTTATTATCAGATATAATCTCATCTTCCCAAGTGGCTCTATTTAAATATCTGATTGGATCTAATCTATAAACTCTCTCTCTATCCTTAATATAATTCTTTGTATGATTCATAATCTTTGGTATTAAATCTTTTGTAATATGTTTTTTCCAGTAAGCAAGACTTTGTCGCTTACTCGTCTTTTTTGAATATAAATCCCACCATTTATCAAAATCTTTATCAGAAGAAAGAGGTAAAGCAGCTGCCTTGTTACCTTTTATCAATGTGCTTATTACTGACTTGTGTACTTTAACCCACCTCACTTTACCTTTTTCTCTGATTGCTATCTCCATATTAGAATCTTAATGCTCTAACTGGAGTTATTGTTTTACGAGTTATAGTGCATTTGCGAGTGGGGGCTTCAACAACTTGGTTAGTTTTCTTTAAGTCATTAACTCTCCCACTTACTGCATTTATTTGAAAATTAGTTTTATCACAAATCTCTTGCAAACTCATAGGTGTTTTGTTTTCCTTTAAAGTATTTAAGATAATTTGTTTTTGAGTAGGTTGCTTACCACTTATCTTTAAGTCATTATAAGCAATTATTGATGTAGTTCTTACCATTCTTTAACCCCTTTCTTAAAACGGCAAATCGCTGTTATCCGTTTTAGGTTGTTTTTGATCTTCATTTAGTTTAAGGCTTATGTATTTTTTGCCACTTTTAGCAGTATTAGTCCAAGCCGAGATATAATACTTCTCGCCTTTTATAAGTACATTACCAGTAAGATTAGGGTGTTTATCTGAGGCTCTATCTTCCACCATAAATAATACACCAGTCATATCTTTATTTTCCATTTTCTTTCTCCTTTTGTTTTAGAAAATCCATTTGTTCGGATTTACTCATTTTATTATACTTAACTATTTCTTTGTTTGGTGGATATTTACTAAACCATTTATACCAAAGTAAGTGGTAGTCAAGTTCTTCTACTATGCCGTCAAGACTATTTGGATTCATTTTTCTCATCTTTCATAGCATCTTGAAATCTCTCGTTCTCGTCATATACACTAAATTCAACTATAACACCTTTAAACATAGACATTAACTTATTTGAGAAATCATCACATTCTGCTTTAAGTTCGCTTATTAATAGTTCATTCTTCATTTTATAACCTCATTTCTCCATTCTTTAAGCCTATAATTATAAACTAATTTAGTTTCTACTTTAGGTTTAGGTTGATTTTTCTTTTGATCCATTTCTTCTTGTGCTTGTGATAATGCCCATAATGATTCGCTAATATGGAAACATTCATTACATTTATCAGAATCAAGAATTTTACATTCTTTTTGGTGTTCTTCTATCCATTTCATTAGATTTTCCCTTTCGTTAATTACTTTGGTTAATTTCGTCAAACTTTTTCTTTTCTTCTCTCATTCTTTCTAAAACAGATTCATACTCTTTAACATTAGTGCATTTTTTCCACTCATCATTTGAGAATTTTTTAAGTCCATCAAAAGCAGGGTGTCCTTTAAGTTCTTCAAACTCCTTTGCTTGTTCTTCTGTTCTATGCTCATATTGAGGTTTTTGAAAGTTATCTGCTTCTACATCAGAATAAATTCCCCATTCGTATGCGTTGATTAAGGATAGTGTACACCTGTCTTTAGCCCTCTTTTCACACATCGCAAAAAGGTATAAGTTTTTACAATTCTTAGTATCTGCTTCTCCTGTTTTCCATATAACAACCTCTCCCTTTTTAGCAGAAACAACCATTCTCACAAAATCTTTTTCAGAATTTATAATTTGTGGTGGGGCAAATGCTATGCCCTCTTTGTGTGCTATCTTTTGACAAGCGTCGTGAGTTATGATCCACTTCTTGCTTCTTGATTCTTGCCAGTAGTCATTTTTTGTTAAATTATACTTTTTAGATAGTTCTTTGATATTCATTCTTTTATTCTCCTATATAATGGTTTATTGTCCTAAATCGTAGTAATTAATGCGTTTTATTTTAACTTCTGGAAAAAGTTGTCGTATAGAAGTATTTAACACTTTTGATAATTGACGCAATCTTTTTTGATTGGGAATCCTCGCTCCTGAACAATATAAAGATAGCACAGAGGGATTTAAATTTATCTGTTCGCAAACCCAAGAAGCCTTTAAACCTTTTGATTTAATCGTTTTTTTTATGTTGTTTCTCATTAATATAATCTCCGTTTCATTTTTCTTAATTTAATATAATCCTAAACACTTATGCAACAAATTTCTTTTTTTTATGTTAAATAATAATAATTGTTGTTTATAATTATAATGTTTATTTATATTATAACCCTTATTTGATTTGTTGGTTTTATAGACTTCGTGGGTCAAATATAATAAAGCAGTTACATGAAGGGCATAGCAAAACTGCAAGGATAGGATGAATAAAAATAGTCCTGCTATCTCGAAAATATTTTTAGGTGTTCTGACGAAATAACTTCGTAGGATATAATGCACTAATCAACTCCATTATAATTTGGGGCTATAGGATTGGTGCATCCTCTAAAATTCATCATAGGATATAATATAAGGTTTATAATATTAGTTATAAAGATGATTAAATATAATCTCTTTAATATCTTTAAATTCTTTATTTGCTTTATTTTCTGCTTCGTTCCAATCTACATTTTCATTAGTTTGACATACATCAAGCAAGAATTTTAATAAATCTCTATTATTATCGTATTTATAATTATTCATTTTTACCCCTTTTTAGTTAATTTAAAATAAATGTAATAGTTAGTCTTAATATAAATATAGCCCAAAATATAGCCGTCAATATTATAGTGCTAAATATAATATGAGATATAATAAGCATATATACTCTTAAGATTGTTCCAAAGTTATCCATTCTTTCTCCTTTATTAATTCAAAACAGGGGGGAAACCCCCCTTTTATTATACCGCTTTCATTTTAGCAGGTGCTTTTTTAGGAGCACATTTTTTTCCAACTAATAACTTATCATTATCAATTAGTTGTTGTGCAGACATAACTTCTTTAGCAAACAGACAAATTTTGGCTTCTAAACCATTTTTTGCTAATTCTTCCACTAAAAATTGAATGTCGTCAATATGGTTACTACCATTTACACGAATAGCCATACAATTTGCTTGTAATTGAAATTGTCGTGGATTGTGACGATTGTCTTGAAATGTTAGAATCAAATGCACAATATTTGTATTATCGTTATTTATAGTTTTATCTACTTTTATTTTTACCATTCTTTCTCCTAAGTTAATTCAAAACTTGTGATACTCTTGTAGCCTATATATCAATTTCAAGAAAGTCATAATGGTTTTACTCTTTTTTTATGTATAACTAAAAGATACTTTCAACTTTCTGCTCACACCAAGTATCACAATTTATTCTCCTTTACTTAATTCAAGACGCAGTTTATAGAGAGCCACCTCTTATTATTATTCTTCGCCGTAAAGAAATTTTAAATAATCTTCTGAAAGATTATTATATTTAGGTTTTACGAAAATAACTTTACTGCCGTAATTATTATTTTCATAATCAATATCTTTACCTTTATCACATTCATCTAAAAAACAACGCATAACCTCATCACTAAATCCGTTATGGTCTGGTATAATAATAGCCTCACAACACTTTGTGCCGTAATCACTACCAAGCCATTCGTCGTGAATACCTAAATACCAATCGCCACTACTATCATTATTTTTCCAATCAGGATTATAACAATTATCGCTTAAAGTTTTTGCAATGTTTTTAAGATTTTTATTATTTATTCTGTCTATAAGATTCATTTTATTCTCCTTTTGTTTAAAATTCAAGACGCAGTTTATAGTGAGCCACCACTTAACAAGGAATTAATTTAAATATTTATTAAATAATTCTTTCATTTCATTATCAGTAAATGCTTGATAATTTGGATTACCCAAAACTTTTAATTTTTTGTTAGTAAAATAATTTTCTGGATAATCATTTAATTTATTTTCAGTTAATGCCTCTAAATATAAATCTTCCAAAGCCATTACTTGTATCTCTTGTTTAATATTCATTTATTCTCCTTTATTAATTCAAGACTGAGCCGAAATATAATCGGCTCAAAAGAGGTAGTTGAAGCGAAAATTAATTGCTTATGAATATAATAATACTGATAACAATATTAATATATAGATTGATAATAATGAGCCGAAATATAATAGATTATACCAAAAATAACTAACTGGTTTATAACTAACATCGGCTAAATGTTTTTCGTGTCCACCTATGCGAGTTTTCGCATATATTAATTTTTTCATTTATTCTCCATTTAAATTCAAAACAGGGAGCAGTTGCTCCCTTTGGTTACTCTCTTTCTTTATTTGTTTGGAATAAGATATGCTTTTCATAATTATCTAATCTATGATATGCTTCATATTTTTTTTCTAATTCAAGAAATTTATTTGTTGTATGCTTTTGCATTTGGGCTTTAGTTCCTAAATATATATAATCCCTATAATTATCAATTATACTTTCTAAGCCCTCAATAACTATTTTTTGTTGTTTAATTTTATCTTGATAGCCTTTATATGTTCTTTTCATTTTTTCTCCTTGTTAAATTCAAAACGGGAGGAAAAACCTCCCTTTATAATTATTCGTAATGTTTTATTACTTCATAATCATATTGTTTAGCAACATAATTTATATGTTTACTTGTAGTAACTGAAAACCATTCCCAGACGTGTATCTGCTCGTTAAAGTGGTCTAATGTTGCGACGTTAGTCAAATAACTAAATATAGCGTCATCAGATACCAGCAAATTTTCTTTGTATCTATTCATTTTTGATAGTTTTGTTAAATCTACTTTCATTTTTTTCTCCTTGTTAAATTCAAGACGGCGATTATAGAGAGCCACTCTTAACAAGAAATTATATTTCAGTATATAATATTAAAAGTTTTAAAAATCCGTATGAAAACAAGCCAATTAAACCAATACCACCAATAATAACTAAAAATAATTCCAATAATAATAATAATTTCATTTTTTCTCCATTTTAATTCAAGACACTTTTTATAGAGAGCCACCTCTTTTTATTTAAAATTGTTGTATTATAAATGATTCGTCATTTATTGGTATTACTATTGTATCGCTTTCAATATCTTCGATACACTCGTAATCTTTTCCGTAATCATTTTGAAACTCTTTTAAATTGTCATATTCAGAAAAATCGCAACAAAGTCCAATAACATCTAACTCTTGCTCTTTTCCTTGACTATCTTCTAAATCTTCTAACCATTCAAATAACACTTGTAAGCCCTCATAAGAAAAATGGTCGCTTCTTCCGTATCTTTGGAATGCTCTTTCAAATCCGTAAAAATTTAGTGTAATTTTCATTTTTTTCTCCTTGTTAGTTAAATTCAAAACTTGACACCCTCGCCATATCCTAAGATATAGCAAGGGCTTGTTTCGGTTTCTTAACCCATAACCCCAAGTATTATAATAATACTATCGCCGAGTTCGTCACGTTCGTTCATCAGTTGAATTGGGTGCAATTTATTGCAATCAGTAGCATAATGCTACAGGAGAGAAAAGGTCTTGTTTCGCCGAATGTCGCCGGTGTTTAAACCTGTTACCGAATAACCCCTTATTCTTTATATACGAATACTCGCTTACTTAACCCTCAATTTGTTTCTTGTGTTTCAGTCTTGATTTGTCTATCGTCTTTGTCCCATTCATTCTCTATAGTGTTTCTCGGAAGGCTTCTCGGTGTTTCGCTTTGGGTGGTGCCTTATTGTCTTTTTGAGTTTCTTCCGTCGGTAGCCGTTCGGCTAACCTGTCATTAATCTCTCTCACAAACTAAAACATATTTCAAAAAACTATATAATCAATTAATGATTATGATGTAAACTACTAAAACTTTACCAATATGCAATGGATTATTTTCATTAATGTTAAAAAAATGTATGTTTCACGAGGAGAAGTTTTTTTTGTATTGGTATCGTATTTGTGGTTAAAGTGTAGTATTTCGGCGCAATATCGTGCCGTTAATGATACTTCTTACACATAGTAAGACACAACAAAAGATTGTATTGTAATTGGTTTGGGTTTGGGGTTTGGTTTGGTATATCTTGAACAACTAAAAATATTTATATATTTATCTCTAAATCAAATTAATGTGATTGTGATGGCCTTCTAACCTCGCTCTATGGCTCTAATATCTACCATTTTAGGCAATATTTTAAAAAATTAGGCATATATATCAATAAAAAAGGTTTTTTTGCTTGTGGGAGGGAGGGGGATAGGTAACACACCCTGCTTTGCGGAACCCCTACCACAAAAAATGTGAAAGTTTACTACCAAAATCCAAAAACAAAAAAATAATTGGATAAAAGTACCATAAGTACTACATTATGTACTATGGAAACAACACTTGCACAGAGAAAACCCCACAAAGTCCTCGCAATAGAGCTTTTCGCACTAAATCCTTCTATTACGATTAAGGAAGTTGCTGCTAAGGTTGGAGTATCTGATATATGTGTTGCTAAATGGCGACAAGACCCAATGTTTATAGATAAGATTTATGAAAGGTATATGACTGAGTTTGGAAGTCAGTTACCTGCTGTTATCAATGCTATGGTTAGAGAAGCTAAACACGGTAATGTACAAGCTGCTAGGTTGGTACTAGAACATAGTGGTAAATTGGTTAAGAATGTAAATATTACTATTGATAGTCCTTTTGAGAAGTTCTTAAAGGCTGAGGATGCACAAGATGCTGAGGTTATAGAGGTATTTGAAGATGTGGTTATTCCTGAAGACTTACCAGAGAGAAAACCTCAAAAAACGGTTAAAGAGGAAAAGATTGCCTTAAAAAAAGAGATTGATAAAGATAGACGTAAAAATACTTCCCCTAAACGTAACCAGCAGCGTAGAGAGTGGTATAGATGGAAGAAAAGAGCAGAAGCTGTGGGAATACCACCATTACCTGCTAGAAAGCCTACTAAAGGTCAAAGAAAAGAGTGGGAGCAGTCTATTATAAGAGCAGAAGAAGGTTAACGTCTTTTTATAAATCTTATAACTAAATATAAAACAAAAGTTAATAATACTACAGTACCAACATCCACTAAATGATTACCTGAATCACTTTCAATAGCACCCATAGGTGTTTCTATACGCACTTTTTTAGTTTTATTCATTTCTTTCTTTCTCCATTATTCTCATAATTTTGTCAGTATTTTCGTCTTTTCTTGCGTATATTTCTATTAGTGATTTGTATATTCCGTGAAATTTTTTTACTTCCATTTGTACCAGTTTCTGCTGATCAATCAGCTTAATAATAATACCTTCCAACCTCTTGAAGTCTTGGTCTAACTCTTGCATTAGAGTTTGTTGTATGAATCTGTTCTGTTTCCATATAAAAAATCCGAACGCTATCGACATCGCTACTGGTAGAATTGTTTACTATATTCTTCTTCATTCATTTCTTGAGCCATAAAATCAATCATTATGTTTAATTTCTCGTGCATATTGATTACATTTTTAAGGAGTATTTCAATTAATTCACGTTCTGATTTTTTCATCATCTTTTCCTTATCCGTTTACTTAATAAGTTAGTGAATTTTTTCTCAAATTCCTTGTAAATTTTCTTTGTACTTGATTTTTCACTAGGTAAAGCTGCTGTTATAAATTCCCTTTTAGGCACATCAACGCTTCCTATAGCTCCTTTATAATCAGGATTTGAAGGTCTATCTGACCAAGAAAAAGTTCCTTCCCTATGTTTTCTGTACTTATTATTACCATATTTTTGAGCATTTGCTGTTATACCCTCTTTTGAACCTTTTAATGATTTAGCTAAATTACCTGTCATTAACATAGGTTTTTTATGTGATACACCAAAATGCTCTTTACGCTTTGCTATTGTAACTGATGATAAAGGTGCACTCTCATATTGACCTACTTTACCTGATTGAATAAATTTTGCTGATTCTTTTGCTACTTTATCAGAAACACCTTCATTTAAAGTCTCTGATAGCTTGTTTTCTTCTAATTCTTTAAGAGCTTTACCAAAATCTATATTATACTTGACTTCTATCTTCATCTTCAGACTCCACTTCTATTGGTTCTTCTTTTACAGGCTCCATTTGTGCTTTATTCTCTTTTAATTTAGCATTTGCCTCATCTAAAGTCAAGTCTTTATTATATTCTACCATTAATTCGGCTTTATTTACAAGTCCTAGATTTAATCTGTGATTATCAAGAGCTATTTGATCTTGTACCGTCATTGGATACTCAGGCTCATTAAAATCAAGTTTTAAGCCTTGTGGTAAGCCTATATTAAAAGTTCTTGCTATTTTCCTCTCAATTTGGTAAATTTCGTGCTCGTATTGTGTCCATAAAGCCAAATCATCCTGATAATCTT